CCCCCTCAGCCCGGGGAGCCAGGGACCGCCGGGGAGGGCTCCCGCTGGTCCGCAGGGTCAAAGTGCACGGAACGACTACGGACTGTCACGCGACGTGATGGCCACCCGCTGCCGCGCGATGCGGCTGAGGAGTGATTGACGATGCCAAGTGGTGGACACGCAAACTCTGGCCCCGCGCCGGACCCGAATTCCCTGAAGACCGCCAAGCGCGGCCTGACCTTCACCGCCCTGCCGGCCGCCGGCTACGACGGCGAAATCCCCCCGTTCCCGCTGCCGGCCGTCCCGGTGTACGACGTCTGGTTCGAGGACAAGAAGCGCGTCAAGGAGTTCGACGAAGAGGCCACCGAGGCCCGTCACGACCGCGAGCTGGTGCTCTGGGAGTGGGCCTGGCGCACCCCACAGGCCGCCGCCTGGGCGAAGGAGCCGTGGCGGCAGAACTCCGTCGCGCTGTGGGTCCGCACCGCCGCGATCTGCGAGTCCGGTGACGCGACCGCGGCCGACAAGAACTCACTCCACCGCTTCGCCGACCAAATCGGGCTCACGCCGGCCGGCCTGGCGTACAACGGCTGGAAGATCGCCGCCGACCAGCTGGCCGAGAAGCGCGCCGAGAAGGCGCCAACGTCGGCACCGAGCGCCCGCGACCGGATGAAGGCGCTTCGTGGCGCCGCCGGCCAGTAGGCCGTCGCTCGGGACGCTCGTTTCCTGCTGGATCGAGGCGCACTGCGTCATCCCGGACCGGGACGATCGCGGCAAGCAGTTCCGGCTTTACGACGAGCAGCTGCGCTTCTTCGACGGCCACTACGAGCTGAAGCCGGCCGCCGAGATTGGCCAGCTGGCACCCGCCTTTCGGTACCGCCGCTCGCTGCTGGTGCGCCCGCAGAAGTGGGGCAAAGGTCCGCTCACGGCCGCGCAAATCTGCGCGGAGGGTGTCGGTCCGGTTCTATTCGCGGGCTGGGCAGTCGGTGGCGAGGTCTACGACTGCCGCGACCACGGCTGCGGCTGCGGATTCGTCTACGAGTACGAGCCGGGCGAGCCGATGGGCCGGCCCTGGCCGACACCGCTGATCCAGGTCACCGCGCTCTCGGAGGAGCAGACCGGCAACATCTACGACGCATTGCGGCCGATGATCGAGTACGGGCCACTCGCCGAGATCATCCCGCGCACCGGCGAGGAGTTCATCCGTCTGCCGGGCGGCGGGATGATCAGCACGGTGACGAGCTCGGCGCAGTCCCGCCTCGGTCAGCGCATCACGTTCGCCGCGCAGGACGAGGTCGGCCTATGGAGCGCCGTCAACAAGATGCTCAAGGTGGCCGACACGCAGTACCGCGGCCTCGCGGGCATGGGCGGCCGCGCCGGCCTGACGACGAACGGCTGGGATCCGGCCGAGGCGTCCGTGGCGCAGTTGCAGTACGAGTCGCCGGCCGAGGACATCCTGCGCGACTTCGTGCAGGCGCCGGGAAACCTGTCGTATGGCAACAAGGTCGAGCGCCGGCGGATTCACCGGATCGTCTACGGCGACTCGCTGAAGTCCCGCGGCGGGCACATCGACCTCGACTCGATCGAGGCCGAGGCCGCCGACCTGGCGGCCCGCGACATCAGCCAGGCGCAGCGATTCTTCGGCAACATGATCGTCTACGGCGCCGGTTCGTGGCTCGACGGTGACCTGTGGGACGCCCGGGCGCGTCCGCGGGACGTTCCGGCCGGAACTGCGGTGGTCGGTGGTTTCGACGGCTCCGACACCGACGACTGGACGGCCATCCGGCTGCAGACCGAGGACGGCTACCAGTTCACCCCGCGGTACGGCCCCGACCGGCGCCCGTGCATCTGGAACCCGGCCGAGCACGGCGGGCAGGTGCCACGACTCGAGGTCGCCGCGGCCGTCGAGGAGATCTTCGAGACGTTCCTGGTCGGCCGGTTCTACTACGACCCGCCAGGCTGGAAGTCCGAGGGTCAGGACTGGGAAGCCCGGTACGGCGAGAAGGTCGTCATCCGCTGGGAGACCTACCGGCTGACGCAGATGCACGCCGCGGCGGTGCGGTTGCACACCGACGTGGTCAAGGCCGACACCGGCTTTACGCACGACGGTGACGCGCAGATCGCGGTCATGATCCGTAACACCCGCAAGCTGGCCCGGCCGGGGATGCGGTACGTGCTCGGCAAGCCGTCGCAGCAGCAGAAGATCGACGGCACCGTCTCGTCGATCCTCGCCAACGAGGCTGCGGGCGACGTCACCGCCGCCGGGGAGTGGCCGAGGCCGCGAGTGCGCCGCAAGGTCATCGTGATGAGTTGAAGGGAGCACCCCCCGTGGCGCTGCCCGCAGACTCGGACCCGATCGCCTGGGTGAACCACCTGGCCCGGGTGCACGACGGTGACCTGCCGCTGCTGAAGGAGTACGACAGCCTGTTCAAGGGCACCGCCCGGCTGAACTACATGCACCCGGACGTGCTGCGCGAGGTCGAGGACCGCATCAGGTGCGTGGCGCTGGGCTGGCCGATGCTGGCGGTCGAGCCCCTCGAGGAGCGCCTCGACGTCCTGGCCTTCCGGTACCCGGAGGACGGCAAGCCCGACCCGGACGCAGCGCCGGAGGAACTCGCGTCGTTCGCCGGCGACGAGAACCTGCAGCAGGTGTGGCAGGACAACGACCTCGACGAGGAATCCCAGATGGGGCACCTCGACGCGCTGGTCATGAAACGCGCCTACGCCACCGTCGGCGTCAACGAGGCCGACGCGGATGTGCCGCTGGTGACGGTCGAGTCGCCGCTGGAGATGTTCGCCCTGATCGACCCGCGTACGCGGGAGGTGCGGGCGGCGCTGCGCCGGTGGACCGACGACTACGACTTCGCCACCCAGCAGCAGAGCCAATACGCGACGCTGTACCTGCCGAACTCGACGAGCTGGTTCGACCGCGGCCCGAACGGCTGGCGCGAGACCGGCCGGGACACGCACCGGGTCGGTAAGCCGCTCGTGGCCGCCCTGACGAACCGTGGCCGGCTCGCCGCCCGGTACGGGCAGTCGGAGCTGACGCCGGCATTGCTGTCGCTGTCCGACGCGGCGAACAAGATCGCGACGGACATGATGGTCGGCGCCGAGTTCCACATGATGCCGCTGCGGGCGATCTTCGGCGTGGGCCCGGAGGACTTCGAGGACGAGCACGGCAACAAGCAGTCCAAGCTACAGATCCTCATGGGCCGACTGCTGGCCGTGCCCGGCGGCGGCCCGGGCGAGCCGCCGGTGACGGCGCACGAGTTCACCTCGAGCTCGCTGACGAACTTCCACGACACCATGAACCAGCTCGCCCGGCACGCGTCCGGCCTGATCGGCGTCGACCCGTCGGTACTGGGCATGGCCACCGGCGACAACCCGGCCAGCGCGGAGGCCCTGAAGTCCCGCGAGGTCCGACTGATCAAGAAGGCGGAGCGGCGGCAGAAGGCCTTCGGCGGCGGCTGGGAACGGGCGATGCGCCTGGTCCGGCGGCTGCAGGAGGGCGACTGGGACCCGGCCGCGAAGCGCCTCGAGGCCGTGTGGCGTGACGCGGCGACGCCGACCCGGGCGCAGGCCGCGGACGCCGCAACGAAGCTGGTCACGTCGATGATCATCCCGAAGCAGCAGGCCCGCGAGGATCTCGGCTATACGCCGGGTCAGCAGCGCCGTATGGCGGCCTTCGACCAGGCGAACGCGGCGCTCGACCCGCTCGGCCAGTTGACCCAGGCCGCCGGGCGCGGACTGCCCGAGCAGGTTCCCGGGGTGCCCGGCGACCCGGGTGTTCCGCAGCCCGTCGAGGGGTAGGCCGTGGCGGTCGAGCCGATCGCCGCGCAGCACGCCGAGCGCCAGGTGATCCTGGCCAGGCGGACCGCGACGGAACTGGGCCGGCTGTGGCAGCTGGTCGACCGGAACCGGATCGCCGCGTCGTGGGGTGCGCTGCTGCCGCAGGCCCTGGCGGTGCTCGGCACCTCACAGGCGACCGCGGCCGCGTCGGCCGGCACCTATGTCGACGACGCCCTCGAGGCGCAGGGCACCGCGGCGGCACCGGCGGGCCGGGTCGCTCCGGAGATGTTCGCCGGGATCGCATCAGACGGCCGGCCGCTGGCGTCGCTGCTGCTGCAGCCGGCGCTGACGACGCTGGACCAGATCAAACAGGGCGCGAGCCCGGCCCGGGCTCTGTCGGCGGGCCGGTTCACCCTGGACCTGATCAGCCGCACGCAGGTGGCCGACGCCGGCCGCGTCGCGGTGGGAACGGCGATCGCCGCTCGGCCGGACGTCGGCGGCTACGTGCGGATGATCGTCGGCAAGACGTGCTCGCGGTGCCTGATCCTCGCCGGCCGGCGCTACCGCTGGAACCAGGGCTTTCAGCGTCACCCCCGCTGCGACTGCAGGCACATCCCGGTCGCTGAGGCGGTACCCGACGACGTGACGGTCAACCCGAGGGCCTACTTCGACTCGCTGTCCGGCGACGAGCAGGACGACCTGCTCGGCCACGCCGGCGCGCAGGCAGTACGTGAGGGCGCTGACATCGCGAAGGTCGTCAACGCGCGCCGCGGCATGCAGACCGCCACCGATGGGCGGCTCTACACCACGGAGGCCGCCGGCAGACGGCCGCGACTCATGCCTGAACAGATCTTCCGGGAGGCCGACGGTTCTCGCGATGAGGCCGTCAGGTTGCTCCGGCTGCACGGATACATCCGCTGACCTGGCGCGATGCCGGTCGACACACGAAGAGGTCGCGATGACCCAGCCCGCCCCCGTCCCTACGCCGCCGCCGGGCGACCCGGCTCCGGTCCCGACACCGTCGCCCAGCCCGGCTCCCGCCGACCCGGCACCGACCGACGACAAGCCGCTGGGCCCCGCCGGCGAGAAGGCCCTGGCCACCGAGCGCGAGGCCCGCAAGGCCCTCGAGCGGCAGATCGCCGAACTCGCCCCGCTGAAGCAGCTCGCCGACGTCATCAACGGCGGCCAGAAGCCGAAGGACGGCAAGTCCGAGGCTGACCTGCTCAACGAGCGGTTCGACACCTACGAGAAGCAGCTGGCCGAGGAACGCAGCGCCCGCTGGCGGGCTGAGATCGCCGCCGAGAAGGGCCTGTCGGCGCAGCAGGCGGCCCGGCTCAACGGCACCACCCGTGACGAACTCCTCGCCGACGCCGACGAACTGCTGACGCTGTTCCCGGCCGCGGCGACCGGCCCACGCAACCCGGCGCCGGACCCGTCGCAGGGCGCCCGCGGCGGCCAGCCGGGACCGGATCTGCAGGCACAGATCGACGAAGCACGGAGCAAGGGCGACATTCTGCGGGCGATCGCTCTGGAGCGCTCGAAGCTCCAGGCCATTCCACGACCCACCTAGACCGAAGGGCCGGCGCGGGCCGTGCCCCGGAACCACTGAAGGGAGCCGTCAGCCATGGCTGGCATTTCCGCGCTCGGCACCACCTATAACCTGCCCAATTACACGGGCCTGCTGTTCGGGCTCACCCCGGCCGATACGCCGTTCTTCTCGGCGATCGGCGGCCTGTCCGGCGGCAAGCAGACCACCGACACCGAGTTCGAGTGGGGCACCTACGACCTGCGTTCCGCCGGGCAGAACGTCGCCCTCGAGGGCCAGGACGCGCCGACCCCGCAGGAGCGGGTCCGTGGGACGGCGAAGAACGTCCTGCAGATCCACCAGGAAGCGGTGGCGGTCTCGTACACCAAGCAGGCCGCGACCGCCCGTCTCGGTGGTCTGGCCAGCCAGGGCACCGCGAATGCGGTGACCAATGAGTTGGACTGGCAGACCAGGGTGATGCTGACCCAGATGGTGCGCGACATCAACTGGTCGTTCATCAACGGCACGTACCAGCTGCCGGTCGACAACACCACCGCCCGCAAGACCCGGGGCCTGCTCGCGGCGATCACCTCGAACGTCACCAACGCTGGCGGTGCGGGCACGACCGGTGCCGCCGCCGCGGCGACCGACATCATCACCGCCACCGCGCACGGCCTGGTCGCCGGCGACACGGTCCGCTTCAACTCGGTCGGCACCGCCACGCCGCTGACCACCACCGACGTGTACTACGTCATCTCGACGAACCTGGCCGCGAACACCTACTCGGTGTCGTTGACCAAGGGCGGCACCATCGTCAACATCACCGTCGACGGCACCGTGAACTGGAACAAGGGCACCGCCCTGACGAAGGCGATCATCGACACGACCGCGCAGCTCGCGTACGACAACGGCGGCCTGACCGGCGGCATGCCGACGATGCTGGTCGGCTCGGCGCAGAAGCTGCGGATCACCGCGGCGTACACCGCGGCCGGGTACGTCACCAAAGAGATGCAGGGCAATGTCGGCGGCGTCGTGGTCGACCAGATCCAGACCGACTTCGGCCCGATGGGCATCATGCTCGACCGGGCGATGCCGCAGGACACGATCGCGATCGTGACGATGGGCGGACTCGCCCCGGTGTTTCTCGAGGTGCCCGGCAAGGGCCACTTCTTCGAGGAGCCCCTGGCGAAGGTCGGTGCGTCCGAGCGCAACCAGCTGTACGGCGAGGTCGGCCTGGCCTACGACAACCAGCTCACCCACGCCAAGATCACCGGCCTCGCGGCCTGAGAGGGATGACCAGCATGAGCGACGAGAACAAGAGCACCGACGAGCTGGTCGTCAAGGCCGGTTCCGTGACCGTCAAGCGGCAGGTCGGCGCGGGCATGGCCTACGTCGATGTGGCGCAGGGCGCGCCGGTCGGCGACCTCGACGACGAGACCCGCGAGCGCCTGCTGGCGTCCGGGGCGATCGGCAAGTCCGACGACGCCGCGTACGCGGTCGCGGCCCGGCCGGTGCCGGGCGAGGTCGAGCCGGACGAGATCGACAAGGACATCATCCCGGCCGGTTCGGTCGAGCAGATCCTCGGTTGGGTCGGCGACGACCTGGCCCGCGCCCGCGTGGCGCGGGAGATGGAAGAGGCGAAGGGGCCGAAGGCCCGCGCCACCCTGCTGGCCAAGCTCGACGAGGTGAAGCAGTCGCTCGAGTCGGAGCCGCCGGCGGTGCCGGAGGCGTACGACCCGAACACCCAGCCGGCCCCGGCCGGCGGAGTGGTCACCCCGGTCGACGACTCGGCTGTGGACGGCAAGACCGCCGACGAGGCCCCGGCCTCCGCGCCGTCCCGCGCCCGTAACCGCAGCTGATCGACGAGGGGCGGGGTTCTCATGGCTGACCTGTTGGCATCCGACGAGGACCTCGCCTCCCTGCTGCAGCAGGACGTCGACACAGCGAGCGCGATTCTGGCGCTGGAGATCTGCACGGCGGTGGTGCAGGCCGCGTGCGGCGGCCGCCGGATCGTGCGGGTCGTCGACGACCTCGAAGAGGTCTGGGGCGGCACCGACCGGGTGCTGCGCCTGAAGAACGCCCCGATTGTGTCGATCGGCTCGGTGACCTATGGCGGTTCGCTGCTGTCGCAGGGCACCGCGTCGGGCACGTGGCGCCGGGCGAAGTACGGCCTGTGGCGCGACCTGGGGTGGACGGAGTGCTCGTCGGAGCCGTCGCCGGTGCAGGTCGTCTACACCCACGGCTACGACCCGAACGGTTCCGCGTCTGACGTGCAGGCGACCCAGTTGGGCCGCGGCGTCGTGCTGAACCTGTCGCGGGGCCTGTTCGTCAACCCCGACGGTGTGGCCCGCGAGCAGATCGACGACTACGCCGTGGCCTACGAGAAGGCGACCGAAGCGCTCGACGCCTCGCCGAGCCTGAAGGCCCTGCTCCGCAAGCAGTACGGGCCGAAGGCCCGCATGGTCAGCGCCGTCTAGCCGCAGCACCGGCTCGGTGCTGCTCGTCAAGAACTGACCGGAGGAGCTGTCATGCCCGCCTTGAACGGTCAGGTCATCACCACCATCACCGACGGCACCGGCGCTCCCGCAGTCACCGTGACGTGGTTCTTCAACCCGGCGAACGGCAACCTGCGCAACAACCCGACCGTCTGGACGTCGCCGGACGGCACGGTGTGGCCGATCGGGTCGGGCGCGCTGATCGCCGCGAACCAGCTGGGCCGCACGGTGAAGGTCCGCGTCAACGACACCGCCGGTAACCAGGTTCGCAAGGTGAGCATCCCGGCGGGTGGCGGCGCGCTCACCACCACCCAGCTGGCAAACGCGCCCGCACCGGACGGCCCGTACACGACCGCCGCCGATTTCAACGGCCTGACGTTCGACCTGAGTTGACCTCATGGCGATCGCGGCGGTTCAGCGCAAGATCAAGGCGACCGCCGCTGCGGCGTCCGTGGCGATCGGCGTCGGCGACGGGTGGGCGGCGCCGACCGCCGGCAACCTGCTGGTCGCCTTCGTCAACTCCGACGCGACCGTGCCCGCCCCGACCGGCGCCGGCACATGGTCCGCCGGGCCGTCCGTGGTCGACGGCAACGGCACTTACTCCTGGCACAAGGTCGCTACGGGGACCGAGACCACAGTCACCGTGTCGCCGTCGGTGACAGCGAACACGATTCTTGCGGTGGCGGAGTACTCCGGCACCACCGGCACCCCTTTCGACGTGCAGAACTCGTCGACCATCGTCAGCACTGCGGGTACTACCACCACCGCGACGAGTGTCACCACCACCCAGGACGGTGACCTGATCGTTGTCGCTGCGCTGTTGCACGGGCTGAACGGCACCACGATCCCGTCGGGGCCCAGCTGGACGAACTCTTTCGTCAACCAACTCACCGCGCAGACCGGCGGCGTCACCTTCCAGGACTGCGTGACGTTCTATGCCGACCTGCTCGATGCGGGCACCGCCGGGTCAAAGTCCACGTCGGCATCCTGGACGACCAGCTGCTCCAACAAACAGCAACTGATCATCGGGTTCAAGGCCGCCGCGCCCGCCGCCGGTGCGCCCGCCTTTCCCCGCCGCCCGTCGCGCGGCCTCATCATGCGATAGGAGCGCCTCGTGGGGCAGGACCGGATCTACACCGTTGAATTTGAGGGCGTCGCGGTCACGGCTGCGGTGGACTTCTTCGAGCTGACCCCGGCCGATGACAAGCCGATCGAGATTATGGGCATCTTCATCGCCCAGTCGTCCGACCTCGGCGACGCGGCGTCGGAGATCCTGCGGTACCGGGTGATCCGCGGGCACGCCACGTCAGGGTCCGGCGGTGCCGCCCCGACTCCTCGGCCGCTGAACCGGTCCGGCGCCGCAGCCGGGTTCACCGCGGAGACGTGCAACACGACTATTGCCTCGGCCGGGACGCCGCTCAACCTGCACTCCGACGCGTTCAACATCGCGACCGGTCTGCAGCTGTGGTTACCCGAGAGTTGCGAATGGGAAGCGAGCCAGACCGACACGACGATCGTGGTGCGGTTGATGGCCGCTCCTGCCGACTCGTTGACCATGTCCGGCACCCTCTACGTCCGTGAGCAGGGTTAGCCGGTGGGCTGGCCGCGCCGCGGCCGCCCCCGCGGCCGGGTAGTCAACCGCCGCCGCAGCCTCGTCTCAGGCGCCACCGCGGGCAGCACGACCAACGGCACCGCGACCGTCACCGGCGCGGGCTCGGTATCGGCGACCGCCGCCCAGGCGGCTGGTAGCACCCCTACCGGCACGGGTGCGGTCAGCACCGCAGCCACGATCACCGCAACCGCCACGGTCACCGGCGCGGGCTCGGTCGTCGCGCTGGCTGGGCAGTCGGCCGGCGCGGCCGTCGCCGGCGCGGGCACGACGTCCGGGCTCGCGGCGACGCAGGCCGGATCGTCGGTCACCGGCGCCGGGTCGGTCACCGCGAACTCTGGTGCCACCGGGTCCGGTTCGGCCACGGTCACCGGCGTAGGGACGGTCACCGCGCTGGCCGCCGTCACGGCGACCGCTTCGGTAGCCGGCGCCGGGTCTGTCACCGGCCTGGCCACCGTCCGCGCCGGCGCGACCGTGGCCGGCGTCGGTGCCACCTCGGCGACCGCAACGCAGGCAGCCGGATCCACGGTCACCGGCACCGGGTCGGTCACCGCCACGGCCACCGTCCGCGCCGGGTCCACCGTCACGGGCGCCGGCGCAGTCACGGCGACCGGCGCAGTGCTGGGCACTGTCACCGCCACCGGAGCCGGCACCGTCGCAGCACTGTCCCGGACGCAGGCAGGCGCGACCGTCGCCGGTTCCGGCTCGGTCACCGCCGCAGCAGGCACGGTCGTCCTCGGCACCGCCACCGTCGCCGGCCTGGGCGCCGTCACCGCCGCGGCCGGCTCACGCATCACCCCCCGGCCGTACACCGGCACCACCGCCCGGCCGAACTCAGGCCGCACCACCCGCCCGTTCGCCGGCACCACCGCCAGGCCGTGAGGAGCGACATGACCGACGAACCGCAGTCGGAGTGCATCCAGGTCGGCTGGGTCGTCACCGACCCGGACGGCAACGTCGTCGACTCCGGCGGCGTCACCGAGGCCAAGGCCACCGCGTGGATCGGCGAACTGCTCGCCGAGGCCGCCCGCAACGAAGGAGAGCAGTAATGGCCGGTATCCCGCAGTCGATGGCCTCGAACGTCCTCAACGCCACCACCCCGACCGGCACGTCCGGCGCGCCCGGATCGTTCACGGCGTTCGCCGGCTCGGCGATGAAGGTCCGGCTCAACTCGACGTCGTCGACGGCGTCCGCGCAGGGCACGCAGCTGACCGGCACCGGCTACACCGCCGGCGGCACCGCCGTCCCGGCAGCGTCGACCGCGTCCAGTTCGGGCAGCAACGTCACCCTGCCGGCGTCGAGCGCCCTGTCCTGGACGAACGGGTCCGGCGGCGCCTGGTCGATCCAGTCGTTCGACCTGACCGACAGCGCTGCGGCCCGGTCCTGGTTCGGCGACTTCAACGGCGCGCCGATCTCGATCGCGAACGGCAATACCTTCACCATCGCCAGCCTGCTCGCCCGCGGTCAGGCCGCCGCCGAGGCGGGCATGGTCGACGCCTGCACCATCGGTCGGCCGGGCACCCCCGTGCTGGACGACTTCTCCGGCACGAGCACGCCGGCGCGGACCGCCCTGTACGCCGGGAAGTGCCGGGTGCAGCAGGGCATCGCGCAGGCGGACGAGCAGGACACCGGCGAGGACTACCAGCTTCGGCTGCGACTGGTCGTGCAGCTTCCGGTGTCGGTGACCGGGCTAGAGGTCGGCGACGAGATCACCATGACCGCGTCGCGTGACCCGGACCTGGTCGGCCGGGTGTTCCTGATCCGGGACCTGATGCACAAGACCGATGAGACGGCCCGCCGGGTCGGAGCTGCGGAGAGGACCGGATCGTAATGGTCTACTTCACCGGCATCGAAGAGGTCGAGGATCTGGCCGACGACCTGGAACGCGCCGCCCGGGCGACGCCCGCCGAGGTCCGCAAGGTGCACCAGAAGGGCGCGCTGAATATCAAGAAGGACTGGCAGGCAGCCTGGTCCGGGCACCCGAGGATCCGGATGCTGCCGAACACGGTCACGTACGACACTGAGGTGGTCGGCGACAGGGTGTCCGCCGAGATCGGCCCCGAACGAGGCCGCACCGGCGCGGCCCTGGCGAACCTCATCGAGTACGAGTTCGGCAGCGTGCACTCCGCGCCGATCCCGGGCGGCGCTCCCGCCCTGGACCGCGAGCGGCCGAGGTTCGAGCGGGCGCTGTCCGACCTCGAGGTGCGGCTGCTGGAAGGCCGCCGGTGAACGTCCTGCAGGCGCACACCCGCGCCGTGCTGGCGCTGCTCGACGCTGACAACGCCTCGCCCCCGCTGGTCGTCTGCAACGGCCAGGTGCTGGCAGACGTGGTGCCGCCGTACGTGCTCGTGTACTTCGCGCTGCGGACCCCGACCGGTCTCGAGGTGCCGGAGATGGTGTCGCTGGAGCAGACCTCGGACGTGATCGTCACCACCGCCTACTGCCATTCGGTCGGCTACGACACCCCCGACGCGGCGCTCGGTGTCGCCGGTCGGGTCCGGTCACAGCTGCGCGGCGTCATCCCGGTGATCTCCGGCCGGACGTGCTTCCCGATCGTGCACTCGGCCGGGCCGCCGACGAGCCGGGACGAGAAGTCGCAGCGGCCCGTCTTCGACCAGATCGACACGTACGAGTTCACCAGCCTGCCGGGCTGATCATCAAACCTGATTGGAGCGCGTCGCATGACGGTACTCACCGCAACGGCGGTGCCGAACAACACGGCGGTCAACGTGGCCGCCGTGTCCGTCGGCACCGCACCTACCCAGATCGCCCCCGGCAGCATCGGCGCCAACGGCGCCTTGGTGCAGATCCTGAACGGGTCGGGCAGCTCGATGACGGTCACCGTGGAGGACCCGACGTTCACCGGCGCCGGGAACGCCCCGAGCGAGCCGGCGCAGTCGATCACGAACGGCTCCGACCGGTGGTTCCGGATCCTGCCCGCCAACATCGATCCGGCCACCGGCTACGCGCTGCTCACGCTCAGCACCGTCACGACGGTCACCTACCGACTGATCCCGGGCTGAGGCGGCGCAATGACGAAGCAGACGTATTGGATCGCCGATGAGGTCGGCACGCACGCCCTCGTGACCGGCGCCGACGAGCGCGACCGGTGGGTTCGCGGGGACTGGGCCTTGGCCGAGGAGCCCACCGAGGGCTGGGTGCACATCTGGCATGAGGGCATCGAGCAGCCGGGCCGTGTCACCGTGGCCGCCCTGCGTGACCTGTGGGCAGCCCGTGCATGGGTCGCCGGTCCGCCGCCGGGCGGCGTGCACCCGTTCGCCCCTGAGCCGCCGGCCGAGCCGGAGAGCAAGCCCAAGTCCAGGTCCGCCGCCGGCGGCAGCACGGAGGAGAAGTAGATGGCTGACATCATCGGCGACGGCAAAGAGCGGTGGGACATCGTCACCACCATCGCCAACATCGCAGCGCCCACCGCGGCGGAGTTGAACGCGGGCGTGCGGATCTCGCAGTGGATGACCAAGGACGGTGCGACGGGCTTCGTCGCGGACACCGCGGATGCGCCGACCAGCTCGAAGGAGTCGACGTTCCAGACGGCGGTCAACGGCATGATCAGCCTCAACGGCCCGAAGTTCAAGGTCAAGCGGCAGACGCCGCTGGGTTCGGACGCGGCGTTCAACGCCATGCCGACCGACGGCACCGCCTTTGCGGTCCGCCGTAACTCCGTCACCGCAGCGACCAGCTACTCGGCTACGCAGGTCGTCGACGTCTTCCCGGTGCAGTTCTCGCAGAAGGCGAAGGTCGACCAGGCCGACAACATGCCGGAGCTGTACGAGGTGCCGGTGAAGATCACCTCCCAGCCGCGCTTCGACGTCGCCGTCGTCTGATATCTGACCAACCTCCTCCGCCGCCCGCGTGCGGTTTTTTCGTGCCCGGCCGCCGTCCCGAACCGGTGGCCGGGCGCTTCGTTCGGGACGTTCGGGAAGGAGAACCATGAGCGGCAAGAGCACCATGAACAGCTTCAAGACGATGCTCAGCCAGGCGAGGCTGCCGGAGCGCACCGTCGACATCTGCCTACGCGGCGACCTCGCGACGGCACACCAGGCCGCCGAGAAGGCGCTGCTCGATGCGCAGCGCACGGCTGGTGACAGCAAGGAAGGGGGCGGCGTCGAGCAGCTCATCGCCGAGGTCGAGAGCATCCAGGAGCGGATGCGCGAGAGCACCTTCACCTTCGTGATCCGCGCGCTGCCCCGCGTGCGGTTCAGGGCGCTGACGAACGCCCACCCACCCCGCGAGATCGACGGGGAGATGGACCTCGGCGACGCCAAGACCGGCTTCGACCGTTCCACGTTCTTCGAGGCGCTGCTGAAGGTGTCCACCGTCGAGCCCGACATGGGCGTGGATGTCGAGGCGTACTTCAAGGCGCTGCTCGCCGGCGAGAAGCCGGTGCTGCCCGACGGCGACTGGCCGGAACTGTTCGAGAAGATCATCGATCGGCAGTACGGCGATCTCACTGACGCGGCCTGGTTCGTGCAGCGTGACGAGGTGAGCGTCCCTTTCTCGCTCGCCGCATCGCTGGCGAAGCGGAGTTCCGCCGGCGAGTAGAGGCGGCGGACCGGCTGCGTATCCCGGGGTCGAGGTTCGACGGCCGGGAGCCGCGCGAGACGACCGAGTACGAGTACGACGCCGCCGGCCGCCTCGTCCGGTCGGTGACGACCCGCGAGCCGGAGTGGACCGAGCAGGACCGCGCCGAGCAGCTGGCCCTCGCCGATTACCGGCAGTCGCTGCTGTGCCCGTGCGGCTGCGGCTACCTGGCCGCCGACACAACCTCGCGGTGGGAGACGGGCCCCGAGTTCGACGCCACGCACACCACCTGCCGGGCGCGGGCCGCGCTGGTCGAGGCGCAGAAGGCCGACGCCGACCGCAAGAAGGACAACAGCGCCGGGTTCTGGGCCATCTCCATGCAAGAGAAGGGGTGACCGGGTGCGCACCGTCTCCGTCAAGCTCATGGCCGACGCCACCCAGTTCCGGCGCAGCGTGCAGGGCGCCAGCAACGACGTCAAAGGCCTGACCCACGAGCTGCAGGCGGCCGACAAGAAGGGCAACCTCGACAAGCTGACCGGCGCCGCGACCGGCCTCGGTCTGGGCCTGGTCGGCGCCGCCGGCATGGCCGTGAAGTTCTCGATGGACTTCGAGAAGCAGATGTCGTCGGTGAAGGCGGCCACGCACGCCAGCTCCGCCGAGATCGACGCGCTGCGGCAGGCGTCGCTGAAGGCGGGCAAGGACACCCAGTTCTCAGCGACCGAGGCGGCCAAGGGTGTCGAGGAGCTGGCCAAGGCGGGCGTCTCCACCGCCGACATCCTCGGTGGTGGCCTGAAGGGCGCCCTCGACCTGGCGGCGGCCGGGCAGCTCGACGTCGGCCAGGCCGCGGAGACCGCAGCATCCGCCCTGACCCAGTTCAAGCTCAAGGGCCAGGACGTTCCGCACGTCGCGGACCTGCTGTCGGCTGCGGCGGGTAAGGCGCAGGGCTCGGTGCAGGACATGTCCGCCGCCCTGAACCAGGCCGGTCTCATCGCCGCCGGTACAGGGCTGAGCATCGAGGACACCACCGGCACGCTGGCCGCGTTCGCCTCGGCCGGGCTGATCGGCTCCGACGCGGGTACCAGTTTCAAGACGATGCTGCAGGCGCTGCAGGCACCGTCGGGCAAGACCAAGGAGCTGATGGACGACCTGGGCGTGTCCGCCTACGACGTCCAGGGCAACTTCATCGGCATCACCGCGCTAGCCGGGCAGCTGAAGACGCAGCTGTCCAAGCTGACCCCGGAGCTGCGCGCCAACGCCATGGCGCAGATCTTCGGTTCCGACGCCACCCGCGCCGCGAACATCCTGTATGAGCAGGGCGCCGACGGGATCCAGGCGTGGATCGACAAGACGAACGACGCCGGCTACGCCGCCGAGACCGCGGCGATGAAGACCGACAACCTCGCCGGCGACCTCGAGCGACTCAAGGGCTCGCTGGAGACGCAGGCGATCCAGGCCGGCGGCGGCCTCACCGAGGGCCTGCGGGTGCTCACCAAGTCCGCGGACGCATTCGTCGGGACTGTCGGCCAACTGCCGCCGGCACTCACAGGCACGCTGACCGTGATGGCCGCGGTCGGCGGCGCGCTGACGCTGGCCGGTGTCGCCTGGGTGAAGGCCCGGACCGCGATCGCGGCGACCGTCACCGAGCTGAACGCGGTCGGCCCAGCCGGCGCGAAGGCGGCGGTCGGGCTGCAGGCGGCGTCGAAGTGGGCCGGTCGGGCCGCGGTCGCGTTCGTCGGACTCGAGGTCGCCGGCGCCGTCTTCGACCAGCTGGGCAACTCGGCGGTGAACGTCGACAAGCTGACCGCCGCCCTGCAGGACTACTCCACCACCGGCAAGATGACCCAGGGGATCACCGACGAGTTCGGTGCCAACCTCGAGGATCTGTCGCTGATCGCCGGGTCCGCCGAGGCTGCCACGCACGGCTTCTGGAAGCAGCTCAACGACCTGACCAGCGCCGTCCCCGGCGTCTCGTCCGTCGTCGACTCGATGAACGAGTCCCTGACCGGGACCAGCTTCAACGACGCCACAGACAAGATGCGGGCCCTCGACGAGTCGTTCACCGCGTTCATCGCGACGCAGAAGGACGCAAAGAAGGCCGGCGAGCTCTGGAACGAGATCCTGCTCAAGTCCGGCCTGGACACCCAGCAGCTGCAGCAGTTGCTGCCGCAGACGTCAGCGGCGATGACCAAGCTGCAGGAGACCGCGCACAGCAGCGCCGGCGCGCAGGGTCAGCTGGCCGCGCAGACCGGCAAGACGACGGAGCAGCTCGAGAAGGAGAAGGAGGCCGCCGAGGCGGTCGAGAAGGCCTTCGACGACCTGTTCGACAGGTACATGTCCGCCGATCAGGCGGCCATGAACTACCAGGAGACGCTGGCCGCCACCAACAAGGAGTTGAAGAGCGGCACGAAGACGCTGTCGGCCAACTCGGAAGCAGGCCGCAAGAACCGCTCCTCAGTGCTGGATCTGATCAAGAGCATCAAGGATCAGCGTGAGGCGAACATCCGCAACGGCATGTCGGTCGACGACGCGGACAAGAAGTACCGCAACCAGATCGGCACGCTGGGCAAGACCGCCGAGAAGATGGGCTTCACCCGCAAAGAGGTCCAGAAGCTCATCGGCAAGTACGAGGACATCCCCGGCAAGGTCAACACCAAGGTCACAGTCACCGGCGACGCAGCCGCGTACGCCCGGCTGAAGAAGCTCCTCGTCGCACAGCAGGCCGCCCAGAAGGGCATCTCCATCAGCGCCGCGAACTCCGCGTTCAACAAGAACGCGAGCGGATTCCGCGCCGGTGGCCGCACCGGCAACATGGGCGAGCACGAGCCGGCCGGCATCGTGCACGGCCAGGAGATGGTGTTCAACGCCAAGACGGTCCGGAAGATCGACCGTCAGGCGCCGGGCTTCCTCGACGAGGTGCACGCCACTGGGCAGCTGCCCGGGTACGCCGGCGGCGGTCGGGTCGCCACCATGCCGTTCCGGGTCAACGCCAGCATGACGAAGGTCATCACGATGGCGGAGGCGCTGTCGAAGGTGGCCCCGTCGTTCGGCAACTGGCCGTCCTCACCGAGCGCGCAGCGCGGCGACTCCGGCGTCTGGCGCGACGTGGTCCGCCTCATCAAGTCCACCGGCCCGCTGTCCGGCAGTTTTGGCAACGGCTACAGAGCGGGTGACCCGCTCTGGCACGGTTCCGGTCGCGCCGTCGACTGGATGGGCTACAACCAGGACGCCCTCGCCACGTTCCTCGCGTCGAAGCGTCCCCTCGAGCTGATCCACCGGACGAAGCACCGCGACTACGCCTACACCCGCGGCCGCAACAAGGGCAGCTTCAACAACACATTGATGCAGCAGCACAGAAATCACGTGCACGTGGCCATGGCCAACGGCGGTGTGATCCGCGAGCCGGTGTTCGGCGTCGGCGCGTCCGGCGCCACCTACGAGTTCGGCGAGGGCGGCCGGCCCGAGACGGTCACGCCGGGCATCGCCCAGCCGATGGCCTCGGCCGGCGGCGGCAGGACCGTCGTCAACCAGGTGACGGTCGCGCCGACCATCGTCATCCAGGGCGCCAACCAGTCGCCGCAGCAGATCGCCGCCGAAGTCAACCGGCGCCTGGGCGCATCGTTCGACCACATTCTTAGGGGGTTCGCGTGACCGCCGTCGAGAAGTGGCAGCTGGCGTTCGTCGACTCGATCACCGCCTCGCCGGCGGTCCGACTGGACGTGCACCAGGGCACCCGCGGCCCGTGGAATCTGCGCGATGCGTCCCGGTTCGATCCGCCGCCGCTGCGCCGTGCGATCCCCCAGTCACTGATGGGCGACGGGGGAATCCCGACCAGCGCCGCATACGACAACCGGACGATCTTCCTGAAGCTGCAACTGCTGTCCGGCGGTGTGCAAACGGCCGCCGATCCGGGCGCGGCCCAGATGCAGCTGCTCATGCGGGAGCTGGACCGGCCGTCGAATATCCTGCGACTGCAGGCAGGCACGAGCGCGCCGGTGTTCTTCCGGACGTACCGTTCGGGCCCGGATGCCATCGACTGGGATCCGGTGAACCGCGAGGCCACCATCTCGCTGCTCGCCGAGCCGTTCGCGTACGGCATCGAGGAAACCCTGTCCGCGGTGACCGTGTACAACGACCCGGTCGAGGGCACGACGCTCAACCCGAACCCGTACTTCGAGACGGACGTGTCCGGCTGGGTCGCCACCGGCGGCACGTTCGTCAGGTCGACGGCGCAGTTCCATGAGGGCGCCGCGTCGGGCCTGCTCACCCCGAACGGCGTCAGCGGGACGGCGCAGACGGAGACCAACCCGCACCTGACCGGC